TTTATCACCACGTTTTTCAAGCTTATTTAATCCTTTTCTTATTTCATGAGGTGTATAATATTTTTCTCCAGACTCTATTTTTGATGGATTATTGCTATAAACATCTTTTATATATCCCTTTACTAATTTCTTTACCACTTCTGCTTGTTTATTTCCACTATAAGCCTTATCAATTTTAGTCATATCTGTTTTATCAAATAGAACCCACCTTCTTACCATCTTTTCTGCATCCACAGCAGGTATGTTTAATTTTTTAGCTCCAATTTCCTGTGCCCATGCCACAAAAGACTCTCTAAATTTCCTTATATATGATTCACCTTTCTTTATCTTCTTTTTACCAAATAGAATCTTAATTATTTTATTACCACTATCACTATTTAAGGCTTTACCTTTAGAATCTTTATGTAAAAATGTTTCATGCCCAGTATCAGCATCTCTTTTCTTCTCTTTGTTTAAACCTTTTTCAAGTGTATTAGATATATGTTTTTCAATAACTTCAACTGATTTTGGAATTTTATGTCTTAATTTGCCATCACCCCAAGAATATAAATCAGGTTTATCAGCTCTCATTCCTTCTAGTCCAAGAGTTTTGGCTGGTTTACCATACCCAGCTATTTCATCAGGGGTAATCCCTTTTAATTTATTTTGATATTGATTGTCTACTAGATATCGTCTTAAATCTTGCATTGCACTCCAATGAGTACTATTTTTATCTAAATAACTTCTCATATCTTCAGCTGTTGCTTCAAAAAAGGATTTACCTTTTTTAGCTAATTCTTTAGCAAAATTTAACATCTCACGTACACGTTTTGGGCCACTTCTAATAATTGAACCAGCAGCAACAGTCGTGCCTTTTTTCCCAACATATATAGTTTCATTATGTTCATGTACCACTTTAAGACTTTCCTCTAATTTTTCTCTTTTAGTAGTACCTTCTGTCTGTTCTTCTTTTGCTTTTTCTATCTTTTCATAATTTTTACCAACCTCTTCAGAAAACTTTCTTTGTATTTCTGGTTCTTCCCCTTTACTTTTTAATTGTTCCCTTGTTTCGGATTTAGCTGTCTCTAAGTCTTTAACTTCAATTTTTGGTTTAGAGATAAGTACATCTTCTACAGCTACCTTAACATCCTTTACTCCTACACCTTTTTCTTTTCCTTTTCTTTCTGCCTCTTCTGTTTTTAAATCCTTTATTGCACGAGAAGCTTCCTTCCTATTAATAACTCCATCTTCTGTATAATCTTTAATTTCTAATCCAAGTTTTTCAAATTCTTCTATTATTTTTTTCTCACTAAAAACAGGAGCTTCTTTCTTAGCTTTATCAGCTTTATATTCCCTAGCTGCTTTATCAATAGAGTCTTTTATTTCTGTCCACTCAGATAAGTATTCTTCTGCTGTTTTAAGTTTTTCTTTTAATATAGGACTTAATCCATGTTTACCTTTATATTGCTTAACTATCTTTTCAAGTGATGGTAATATTCTTCCATTTATAGTATTGATGAGTCCACCTAAATCTGTACCTGCACCCTCATAATCAAGGTTACCTTTTTCTAATACTTTTTTATTTGCCTTAAACTCTTTATCAGTTCTTTTTATTTCAGCTTCTATATCTTTAAGTTTAGTTCTATCTGTTTGAGACATTTTATTTAATGTATTTTTAACTATATTCTCAGCTGCATTTTCAACATCTCTTGTAGATTCAAGGTCTTCAGATACTTTATCTAATGATTCTTGTTGTTTTTCTTTTGATAACTTATCTAATTCTTCCTTTAAACTTTCCTTATATAATTCTTTTGAACCATTCCATAGTCTATCTGTAATTTTATGTTGTACTTTTAAAACACTAAACAGTCCCATATTTTTAGCAAATGAAGCCAATAAATCTTGAGCTTTTAAATCCTCACCAGTAGCAACACGTTCAACAGCTTCAACACTTGTAAATGCACCTGATTCTGCAACTATTTGCCCAGGCCAATTATATCCATATTTAGCCATTCTCTCTTGAGAACGAGTTAAGGGAACAGGTTTTTTCCCATAATGCTTAGCAATCCTTGCATCTGCTTTAGCAAATAATTCTGCTTGTTTAGCTGCCATACCACCACCAATACCACCAACTAGCATACCCATTGCACCACCATGCATAACTCCTTCAACAATCGCAGGCATTACATCTTCACCATTTAATTTAGCATCAACACCACCTAATGAACCTTCATAAACAGCAAGTGGAGGAGCACCTCTAATAGCACCAAGTCCTATTTGTTGGCTAATATTTAATCCTTCTGTTGCTATACCAGATTTAACAATACCTTGTTTTGTAAACTCAACACCTGCTTTCTTTTGCATACCCATTTGTATAGGTTTTGCAATCGATTTACCAATAGCTCCACCAACAAACATAGAAATAAAATCAAGTGGCATAAGAAAAGATACGGCTGTTGCTAAAATATCTTCAACAACATTAGGGTCATAAGTCTCAGGCAATTTATATCTTTGCTTCCCAGTCCATAGTTGTTCAGATAGGCCAGTAAGAGAACGATTATACGCATCCTTCAACCAACTAGCAGAAGTTTCTTTTACTGGGCCATCCATCATCGAGGCAAAAATACCAATATCATTATTAGGAAGTGGGTCTTCTGTGTCAGTAGCTTTTTGACCACGACCCATAAGCCTTGCATCAACCGATTCATCAATTGCATGTCCTGGTAATTTATCTTGCCTTCTTAAAAAATAATATAAACGGTCATCATCATAATTAGAAAACTTTGGATTTAATTCTCTTATACCATTTAAATATTCTGTTGATTGTCGATTCATATATCTCTCTTATTTTAATTCCTTAAGTAACTTTTGCATTTCCATGAAGTAATTCTCAAAGCTTCCAAATTTTTGTTGAGCCTCTTTTGATAAAAGTTTAAAATCTTTTCTAAGCCTCTCTCTTTCCTGATAATATCCTTTATATTCAGCTTGTGTTCTTCTAATTGGAGCTTTTTGCTTAGTTGATTCTGTTGGAGCAAAAGAAGACTTATCTTTTCCTGCAAGTTCTTTTCGCATATCTTTTTTATACTTAAACTTTTCTTTCTTAGGTTCAACTTTTTCTTTAAAAGATGCTTTATATTTATCAGGTTCTATCCCAAATATCTCAGAAAGTTTATTAGCTTCTTCTTCTTCTTTAGAGATATCAAATTTATTTAATCTAGCTATTTTATCAAACTCATCTTGATTTATTACTTCACTGTCTAAAGCATTTTGAAGCACATCTAATGTTTTGTATTTAGTTGGGTCAAGACGGTCATCTTCTTTTTTAAATTCCCTTCCAGCAATATCTCTTAAATAATCTTGACCAAAGAATCTATCATAACCAGACAATCGATTATTATTACCTTTAATCCTTTCCTCTAATTCATCTCTTTGTATAGTTTTTTGATATATCTGTTCATTTGTCCATGGTATTGTTTTAAATGTAGTCTCATCACCATCAGGTATTTTAACAGTCTGCCCATCTGAATTTAATTCCTTAACTACATCATCATAAGCTTTTAAATCATCAGTTATAGCTTTCTCTATACCTTTCATTTCTTCATTTTGTTCCTTGGTAAGTAAATCGATTGGAGTAAGACTATCTGTTTTTATGGCATTTAAGAAAGCATTTTTTTCCTTATCATTCATTCTTAAGTCTTCCATGTTTCTTATAGCATAAATACTCATATCTTTTAATGAATTTATCCTTGTTGTTAGATGTGGGTTTTTAGCCATCCTATATGGATTCCCTTCAAATAAATCTGTATTATTATCAATAAACTCTTTTTGTAATGTTTTAAATTCAAGTACATCTTCTTGAGTTAAATCTCTATCTTGTATGCGAGTAAAAAATTCCTCCATCCCTTCATCATAACTGTCAATGTAATCTATCCTACTATTAAAATTAGCATTCTTTGTAATCTGATTATCAAGCTCAGCCATTTTAATATTATACATATCTTGAATTTCAGAACTTTGAGAAGTTATATCCTTACCAAACCTATTCTCAACAATATTCTTTTTATTTTGCAAAGTACTATTATCATATATATTTGATATATCTCCAACAACACTATTCATAGTATTAGCCATAAATGTTTCACGCTTTAGTTGTTGTTGTTGTTGACCTTCAGCAAACATCTTTGGCATTTGCCAAGCAAGATTCTCAAGTGGACTCCTCCATTGATTCTTTGCTCTTTCATCTTGGTTAATGGCACTCATTATTTCTTCATACATACCCATATTAAATCTCCTTATTATCCATATATATCTTGAGCCTGCATAGCTGCCCAATCAGCAAATTCTTGCTCTACTTCACCTTGTAAACCATAAACATCTTGTCCTAAATCATAGTCAAGAGCAGAACGAGTAGCTCCTAATTCTGATTGTAATTGCCCTGCTTGTTGATATCCTTCACTCATAAAATCAGACATACCTGCAAAACCACCTTGGCCAGGAGCTCTAACTCCAGACATACCAGCTTGTGTTGCTAATTTTTGTCTACCAGCACCTAATTTTTGAGATAATGCTTGACTTCCTTGTTCAAATTTTGAACGAGCTTGTTCAAGACCTAATCCATGTTTCTTTTGAGCAGCTTCTTTTTTAAGATTATCTAATACCATTGAAGGCATAGTTCTCATTTTACGTTCTAATTGAGTATCATCTATATCATCTATCGTCCAACCTGTTACACTCCTTATATAATCAAGCACTTCTCGATTAGTAGCTGCACCTGCTTCTCCAAATAAGCCATAAAGGTCTTCATATTCTATATCGCCTCCACCAAGTTGATAGCCATAAGTAGGATTACTCTGCCAAGTATCCTCTTCTTGCATTAACATCATGTCACCATCATATTCAAATGAATCTTCAAATATAACCTCTTCAAAGGAAGAAGACTCTGGATTCATATCAATTTCTATTTCATTATATATCTTACTCATAATCTCTCCTTACCTTTGTCCTAATGATTGTATTAATTGACTTAATAAGTCTTCATTGTTAGAACCACCAAGTATTTGACTTCTTAATAAATTTTGTTGCCCTTGCATTTCAAATGGAGAAGGTTTAAAACCCATAGCTTTAGCCAATGATAATCCTTGAGGAGCATAAGGTGATTGTATATCTAAACCACCAGTTCCTAGTCCAGATGGAGATGGAGCATAAGGTATTTCTACATTTGGGCCACCTAAACCAAGACCTGTCACTTTAGGTGTTCCTCCAGAGCCAAGTCCCATTACTTTAGGTGCTGTGCTATGCGAACCTAAACCTTGAGGTTTATCAAATGTATATCCACTTCCATACCTCCAATCTTCAAGACCTAATGGAGCATCAAATACTTTATCTGGCATTGATAACCATGGATTGTCTTTTAAACCTTGTTGTGTCATTAAATTTTTATATCTATCCAATCCAGCAGTATCTCCTGCTTCAAACATTTCAGATAATAGGTCTGGATTATCCTTAAGACCTTGAAGCCAAATTTTATCACCAGCTGCCATCTCCTTACCACCACCTCCAAATAATCCACCCAATTTATCTGATATACTTTTACCAAATTCTGTCCCTTTATCTCCAATCTTTGTTAATAATTTCTGACCTTCTTTACCTGTCATATTTGCAAATAAAGATGATGTCATAGCATTAAGAAGCCTATCATCATCTCTTTGCTTAAGGGCATCAGTTAATGACCCTCTTGCTTTCCTTTGAGCTGAGTATCCCCAAGGGCCACTTACACCTATTTTACTAGGGTCTGCTCCCCATCCTTTACCTCTTGCATAATCACTTAAACCTTTATCAACACCATATGAAGTTAATCCCCCAATTAATGTTGAAGCAGCAAGTGCACCTAAACCACCAGTTGGTACAGCTAAAGCAGCTAAAATTGCTGGGGTTGCATATGAAGAAAGAGCAGTACTTCCAACTCCACCAAGCATACTAAGTAAACCCATCTGTTTCTCTTTAGCCATCTGTTCTTCTATTTGCTTTTGAAGAGTTTTTCTTGCTCTTCCTTGCCCAGATTGTGCTTTTAATCTCCAAGTATCTACTGCCATAATCTTCTCCTAACTTATATTAAAGTTCCTCATCCTCTCCACCGAGAGAACCAATATCTACAACACTATTATTACATTTTATATATCCAAATTCACTATAACTACCTGACTCAGTTAAAATTGAAACTTTAGTACCATTATTACCATACCCTTGTAAATATATTACATTTAAAGAAGATATAGTTACTTTCCATAAATAACTTGTAGAGATTTCAAAAACCCCACCTATACTAGCACTAATATCAATAATTTTTCTGTCGGTATTACTTATAGCACTACCAATTGTATTATTATATAACCTAATCTTTCCCCATGCATCCTCATCTCCATCATGCCTAGTAAGAAAAGTTCCATATATTAAATATGTCCCTAGTTCTGGTAATGTAAGTGCATAATCTGTGGTGTCAACATTTCCCCATGAACCTGCAGAAAGATTTATTTCCTCAGCGTCAGTTTTTAATGACCTTTCAATTACATTATCAACTAAAACAGTATTATCTTCAGGTTTAAATGACATCCACCTATTATTAAATTTAATAAACAATCTCATCCCTTGTGTAGTGCCATTAATTCTGATATCTCCATTAGCACCTTCACTTTGACTTGGTACTCCACGACCAATTAAAGGTCTAAACCCTTTAGTACTTTGTAATAATCTTTCTTGCCTTGTTTTAGTTGATTGTCCTATTGCCATTATTTTATATTTTTAGTCCTATATATAATTGTTATGTCATTAATTTTAAAAGCTGCAGGGACAGTACCATCACATGTAAATTTCATTCTAAATGAATATATATTATTTGCCTCTGATGAAGTACTCGGTTTAAGTTCTGCTCTTTGCCATCCATTAGCAGCTGCTAATTCACTACTAGAAAAATTAGTACCATCTGCAAATGTTTTTGCTGGACTTATAGTTCCATTTGTGCCATAATTAACTTGAACATTTGATGCAGAGTCACCAGTATCATATGTAATATAAACTTTATGTATTTTCTTTCTAACATTTGGTGAACCAAAATCAAAATCTCTTGTCCATATTTGAAGGTCTCCACTTTCTACATCTGAAGGGGCATCAGACCATTTCTTAACTGCAACATCAGTAGTTCCAGCCTCCATCCATATCAATTCATTTCTATATACAACAAAGTTTGATTTATTTGTATCATTTGTCCATGTATCTTCATCAAATATCCAATTTTTTAATTTAAAATCATATATAAGGGTAAATTCACTACCACTAGAATCTACATTATTTGATATTATTAATTTCTTAGATAAAGGGTCATAACCAATAGAAGCTATATTCCCAGTATCCCAAAAAGCACTACTGTAAATAACATCTGTGCCATCCCAAACATTAAATATCTTTGATTCACTTAATGGATTTATATTATTTCCATCATAAAAATAAATACCATTAGAATTAATCCATGCAATACCATGGTCAGTCCTAACAGATTGACATTGATATCCTCCATCTAATCCTAAATGAGGATAAGAACCTTCTAGTATATTTGCATCATTTGCTATATTTAATATCTCTAATGATTGTTTTTTAAATATAAATAATCTATCTGCAAATTCTTCTAATTTTACTATTGAGTCACCATCATTTGAACCAAATAATTCAATATCATTTTCTTCAGGAAATGTATCAAATTTATCAACAGGAGACCTACATATTCTATCTTGAAATTCAGGGTCATCTCCCTGCGTTGCACTCCAAGTCCCCCCACCATCAAAGGTAGAAAGTTTTTGTCTTTTTATATTCCCAATATATATACGACCATTTGCAAGAACAGATGTCTTCCATTTTGCATTTAACTTTGAACTATGTTTATATCCATTAATATCTTCATATGTAAGAACCTTTGGAGGATTCACCCATCTAACTGTTTCATTTCCAAAACAAGTGATATTATCAACAGCATTTACTGCCCATTGACTATAACCACCTCCAGAACCAGCTTTACCAAAGGATAATGCACCTTTAGCAAAATCTAAATCCATCATTAACCATAAAGTATTATGACCTTCATCAGAACCACCAGAGCTATCTCCACCAGCTTCTGAGTAGTATATTCTACATCCTGTTATTCTTTCATTGCCTCCAGTTGTAGAATTAGTAGTAGCAAGGTCATTAGCACCTTTTGCACCAAAAACATAAGGGTCAGCAGCACCAGTCCCTGACCTTAATCTAAGTGTTGGTTTTAAGAATACTTGTATACTAGTAGCCACACCTGTATCACTATTAGCACCATCTTGAGCATCCTTATAGAATCTTAAACCACTAGCTGTTGTTTTAACTAATCCATCAGGAGAACTTGCATCAGTTTGTGATGCATACATTAAAAATTCTTTTGGGTGAGACTCTTGACCAGATGGAAATCCTGTTCCATCATAAATAAATGTTGCATAAAATTTATAGTAAACACTATCATTAGGTTGCCATCCTCCACTACCATTTGTTTGCCAATGATATGCATCAGAAAATACTATACCTAATCCCCAAGTTGCTTGAGCATACCTTTCGTTGGTTAGACTAAATAATGTTAAATTTCTATCTACCATAGCACCACCATCATCAACGGCATCTGCTGAACTATTATGCATTATTAAGTTAGAATGGGGTGAATTAGAATTATCAGAAGTAGTTTCAGAAGTTACAAATGTAGTCCCTTCAATACTTGTATCATACCTTTTCCATGAACCACCAATCTCACAACTCCCTCCACTAGTACTTGCAACATCAGGAGCATATTCTGCTTTTATTGGAACACCGACCCATGTTGGTTCTCTATCAACATTTGAAAATAAACCATCACAAAATCTTAATACTCCATTTGGTGCATAAAAATTAGGAATAGCATTAGATGTAGAAGTAGGAGAATCATCAGCTCCTGTATGTATTGTGATTGGCTTTAAACTAAAATTATCAAATACTGCACCAAGTGGAGTGCTTACAGCTGCATGGATAATTATCTTAGTACAATCTGCATCATAAACAAAATCTAATGTTTGTGTAGCTTCTGAAAAATTAGAAGTATGAGTATTAACATCTTGTAATGCATATGAATCATTAGCAGTACCAATAGAAAAAACATTTCCTGAAGTATGTGCAGTAATAGTAAGAGTATAACTTAACCTATAAGTTCTCCCAACAACCATCCCAGTTTCCCATTGAGCTCCATCTAAATAAGCATATTGCACATTAGAACCATCATCATCAGCAGCTACCGTTAATATGCCACTTCCAGTTTCATTATAAACATTAAAGGCATTAGAACTTGAACCATTCGTCCAAGCACTTCCAGTACTAAATGTTCTATCTTCCTCAGCAGTTATTAACTCTCCACCAGTAGTCTCTGCATTCCAAGCACCTGCACTATCATATATATTTATCCAACCTTTATATGCATCATAATTAGCAACATAGTTTGTTGAAACTAATGAACCTGAGTCATCATAATCAGAATTAAATGTAAATAAACTATACCCTGCAATAAGACTTGTAGCATCAACTAAATCTAAATTACCACTTAAATTTGTACCTGTAGCTGTAGCTGGGCCACCAATTAATCTAATCATTCCTATCTCATCTAATGATACACCAGTAAGTGCACTAAATTCATTATTAGCGATATCTCGAGGGTCGCCATCAGTATTTAAGCCACCCTCGAATCTTGTTAAGTTTAACTGCTGTTTAGGCATTAATCTACTCTTAATCCCTTAATGAAGCCTCTAATAGCTCCTCCTGCTACGTTATCTATTAAATCAATAAACCAAGGCTCTATAGTTTTATTCCATAGATTCTTAGTAAATGACCACTTAGATAAACCTAGAGTCATTACTCTACCACAACCATAGAAGAATGTTTCTACTATACTTGCTATTTGGTCATTAGGTACTTTCTTCAATACCCAAAGACATACTCCTGCAGAACCACCACCTAGTAATAATCCTGCATTGTTACCTGCTATACCCATTAATGAATCAAACATACTGTTCTCTCCTTTGTTATATATTTTTTGTTTCTATGTTTTCAGTAATAACAATCTTACATTTACAATCACCACATATTTCAAACTCTCTTGAGGGATGAGCCATCTTCTCAAGTAACTTTATTTTCTCTTCCATATGCTTTACTTTCATGTCAAGTTCATTCTCACCTTCAACATAATCTAATACTTTGTCAAGCTTAAATTGTTTCGCTATAAATTTTGTAGCCTCTTTTATTATAATTCCGTGTAACATTAATCTTTCTCCTTACAATCATCCCATGGACTTAAATCTAACATAGGAAGAGGTTTCTTTATTTCAAAATCTTTTAATTTATCATTCTGTACTGCCATCTTACTCCCACCTTTTACGTAAGGCTTTCCATTTGCACATCCAACTTCATATACAAAGAATATTGTTTTAAAAATCCCAACCCTAACAACTCTTGCAGGCTGACCATTAATTGCAATAACATCATCTGTATTAAGGTCATTACCAACGAATACCTTGAACCCTTCTACTGCACCCTCTATTGCAGAACGAAATAGAAGTAGGAATATTCCTGCTATAAACATCCATCCATAGCTTCCTATCAATCCCTCTATTTGTCCTTGCAGTTCTTGTTCCATTAGTTTCCATTAATAACTTCTCCCCATAAAGAGGTTTTACCATCTATTATTTGTATTACATGCACTGTAAACAATCCATCATT